CCATGCCGATGGCATGGCGTGGTCCGGTCGCATGGTTTCTCCCCCGAAGCGGCGCGCGATACTAGGGGCGGGCAGGCGGCGGCGCTATCGGGGAATCCTGACTTTTCGTGTCAGGCGTTGGCGTACGATCGGACCACCAGGTGCGCCAGGCGCGCGCGACGGCGACCAGGCCGAGCAGCGCCACGAGGGCGAACAGCCCGTTTAACATAATATGCAGTGCTTGGCCCCCGAGCTGCTCGACGGCGGGGGAAAGCGGCTCCGTGTCGAACAGTGGTGAACTGAGCAAACTCACCGCGACGACAGCGACGACGGCAACCCCCATCTTTTCAGCGAGCGCGCGCCATGTGCTGGCGACCTCGAATCGCTCGCCCAGCTCGGCGCGCTCGGCCGCGACGCACGCGAGCACATATCCGCGCTCCATTCCCAGCTCATCGGCAATCCGAATCGCCATCACCTCGTCAGGCAGTGATTTTCTGTTCCGGTAGTTGCTGATCACCTGGACGCGGACCCCCAGGTGCTTGGCGAGCGCGTAATCAGAGCGCAGTTTGCGCCGCGCCTTGATCGCGTTGAGCAGTTCACCAACTGTGCGTGCTGGTTGGCGTGCATTCATCTTCCTTCTCCCCGGGCCTTGCAACGCGGGTACCTTAGTCCCAGGAGGGGAGACGCGCAACGCTCCCACGATCTTTGACTAGTCCTAGCCTGTAGGAGTATCGTACGTACCGTCAATGACTTGGGGAGCATTCTTGATCCGTCACCTGATCAACCGACTGCCCCGGCCCTGGGGTCTCGCATCGCGCTCACCGCGCAGTCTCCCCAAGGCTTGCACGGCCCCCGGATAACCGGGGCACTTTCACGCCATCTTGGGGAGGGCGACCATGACGACGACCACCGGACCAACTTACGCGCAGCGCATCAAGCTGCTGCGTCTGATCGGAAGCGCGACCATCGAGCTGCGTGTCGCGCGCAATGTCACCGAGGAGCTGCAGGCGCCCGAGCTGCACGCCGCTGTTGAGAGCGCCTATCACGCCGCAGGCAACGCGCTGCGCGCCCTGGTGGAGCGCCCTGACTGCACGCTCACGCCCGAGGACAAGAAGCTGCTCGACCCCACCATCACGCGGGCGCTCGCCGGATGACCGGCTACGTTTTCGCAACGGGGAACTGCATCGGCTGCGGCCAGGCGTTCACGTTCAACCCGCTGCGCGTGCCGTCAATCCCCATCAATGGCACGCGTGAGCCCGTGTGCCGCGCGTGCATCGAGCGCGCCAACCAACGCCGGCCGGCGCTCGGGCTTGAGCCCATCATCCCGCTGCCCGGCGCGTACGAGCCTTGCCCCGAGGGCGAGCTGTGACCGCCTGGGCGCTGCTCGACGTTGACCAGCTCATCACCGAGCTGGTGCTGTTGGCCGTGGGCGTGGCCGTGGGCGTTCTCGTGGGCGTGGCATGGGGGCGCGAGCAGTGAGCGCGCGACCGCGGCGCACAGTGCGGCGCGTCTCGACCGTGACGTATCGCGGGCGCCCGCTGGTGCTCATCGTGCCGCCCACGTGCGACGTGCTCATGGTGCGGGAGAAGGGCAGGCGCACGGCGTTCGAGGTTGATATCTTGACCGTGTATCAGGCCGCGGCGCGCATCGCCGGGGCGAAACTCCGCGCCGAGCGCGCCGCAAAACGAAAGCGGGGCGTTGGGTGACGCGCCCCGCGCGTCATCAGCGCCACCAGGCGCGCACCATCACCCCAAGCGGGGGCAGGGATACTGCCCCCTTTTTTTTGCAGAACACCGGCGCCGGCCGGCTGCGCGTCGTGTGCTATCCGCGCACGCTGAGAGCTGCGCCCTTCACCATCGAGCTGCAGCCCGGGCAGTGGTTCAGTCCCGCCACGGGCGGCGACGATGGCGTGCGCGTGCTGGTGACGTGGCGCGAACGAAAGGCCAGGCGATGAGGCGCGCGCGTCCACCATAGCGCCGAGCTGCGCGCCAAACAACGCGGGCCGAGCTGCGCAAACAGCTCGACCCGCTAACCCCAACACCGTTCCCGAGAGAGGGCACCGACATGGCAGGGCTACGTCACATTTTATCCCGACTTCCGGCCGCGCAGCATTTCAGTCGCGTGACCGGCGCGCACGGCAGACCGCCGTCACGACCGCACCAACCAGGCGCCGGCATTTTCTACGGCGGCTATTGCCCCAAAACCTGTAAGGTGATCGAGCCTCTCAAGGCTCTGCTGCTCTGGGCGTTCGTTCAGAACGGCGGCGACCGCTGCGTCATGAGCGTGGCGACGATGACGCGTCTACTCACGGCGCGCGGCGCCACGGCCAGCCGTCGCACCGTGGGCTACGCGCTCAAGCGGCTGCAGCTCGACGGCTTCATCTCGCGCCAAAGCCGTTGGGTGAAGCTCGCTGATGGCGTCATCAAGCGCGCGCGCAGCATCACGCGCCCCAAGGGGCGGCTGCTCAACGAGTACCTACGTCACGGCCGGCGCGGTCTGCGCCTGCTCGCGCTCGGGTTTTGTCCCGGCGGGGAGGGGGTAGTGCAAAAACTTGCGCTCGGATATCAGGACCTTCTGCAGAATGTAGTTCCAAAGGACTTATCCACAGCGCGCCAGGCGCGCTAGGGCACGAAACAGCGCCCCCATCCCCCCCGAGCTGCGGCGCGACACGCTCACCAGCTCCACGGCAACGGCCTAAACCCGTCTGCCAGGGGGGAAGTGCCCCCTTCCCCCGTGTCGGACGGGGGGCGCCATCGTAGTCTCACGCGCGAACACCATCAAGAGGCGAGCGCGCATCGCCCATTGACGCGACAGCGGGAGGTACGCGACAAACACCGAACAGCGGGCCAGGGGAGACAGGGGGCCGTTCACCGTTGAACGGCTGGAGGGGTTTTATGTCCGGACCGGCTCGTGCCGGCCGCGCCGACCAGGCGCGCGCCGCGCCGTCACTAGAGCAGCGCGCCGCCGAGCTGCTCGCGCTCGCTGAGCCCATCACCGCCAATCCGTTGCTGCCCGCCGATGTGCGCCACCTGGTGCGCGCGCAGGCCGAGCTACTCCACGAGCTGGCGCGCGAGGTGGAGCAGCTCAAGGCCGAGACAGCAGCGGACGCGGCGTATCGAAGAATGGGAGGGGTTTGAAATGCCACGATCGCAGCTCATCGGCTTCACCACGTGCCCCGAGTGCGACTACCCGGACGCTGAAGTGCGGCTCGACAAAAACGGCCATCCGTACCGGGTTTGCTTTCAGTGCGCACCGCCAACGCAGTACTTCACGCGCGGGGCGCCCGATAAGGTGAAGCGGCTCACCGACAAAATGCGCCCGGTCAACCCGAGCACTGCGCCGGCTGCAGCTCCCGCGTCCGCGGCGAGCTCGCCCGCGCCAGCACCAGCTCCCGCGGGAGCTCCCACGGCGCCGCCGGCAGCGCCGGCCAGGCGCGGCCCGTACGACGGAATCTACAGCGGGGGAAAAAAATGACGTCCGGCATGGAGCAGCCCGCCATCCGGGCCGATGACGGCGCCGCCGGGGCTGATGACCTGGGCGACATTGCCCGCGCCGCGGCGCAGCTCGAGGGTGGCGCCGGGGCGCCGCAGCTCGACGGCCCGGCCGCGCCGACTGCACCGGCCCGAGATCCGGACGCGCTCGCGCGCGAATGGGCGCAGTGCCCCTTTATTTTCGGGTCCATCGTCTGCGAGGCCATGCCCGAGCTGCGCCCCGTGTACACCGAGGACCGCTGCATCGCGTGGGGGCGCGCAATGGTCCCGGTCGCGGAAAAGCACGGTTGGAACGTGCCCGCCGTGCTGATGTACGCATCGCTCGCCGCGGCCACCTGGGGCATGGTGCGCCCGACCATCCGGGCCGCGGTAGCGCACCGCCAGGCGCACCAGGCGGGCCAGGCGGCGCCCGGGCAGGCCGCACAAGGGGCAGGGCAGCCCGGGGCCGGTACAGCTCGGCCAGGCCAGCCCGGGCCAGGCCAGCCCGGGGCAGAGCAGGGCGGGGCCGGCCGAGCTGTAACGGTAACGGACGGCACCGCACCGGGCGGGGCGGCCCCGAGCTGATGGCGCCGGCCGGCGCGGGGCGGGGCCGAGCTGCTCCAGCCGCGGCCGACATAACCGGGGTGATCGGGGCCAGCTCGACGGGGAAGGGGCTGTACGCCAAGCAGCGCCTACGCGCCCCGCAGCGCCGGCCAGGGCTCGCCCTGGTGTGGTCCCCGATGGAAGAGACCGACCGCTACGCGGCCTTTCTCGACGCGCCAGGCGTCACCACGACAACGGGGCTCATTGAGGCCGTGCGCGCCGGGGCGCCGCGCGTGGTGTACGTCGCGGACCTGGACCGGCCGCGCGCGCGCCTGGTGGATGAGTTCACGCTTTTTTGCCAGCTCGCGTACCGGCGCGCGGCGCGCGTACTGGTGGAGGAACTATCGTACGTGACGCTGGCGAGCTGGGCGCCGCCGGCCTGGTCGAAGCTCTCGACGGCCGGGAGCCACCATCGCGTCATCGAGCTGATTGGCACCGCGCAGCGCCCAACGATGATCGACAAGAATTTTCTAGGCGGCTGCTCGGAAGTGCGCTGCTATCGGCTCGCGTGGGAGGACGATGCCGTGCGAATGCGGAAACTCTTGCGCGGCCCGACCGCCGAGCAGCTCATGGACCTGCCGAACCGTCATTTTTTCCACCGCTACATTCACCAGGCGCGCACGGTCGAGGGCGTTCAGGCCGTGCCCCGCTAAAAATATTTTCATCGGCCCGGCCCGCCCGGGCCGGTAACGGTAACGGCCCGCCGCGGCCCCGGGCTGCCCCTTTTCGCTGTTGACGTGTGCTCATTTAATCGGGGGCGCACGGCTTTACTTTTTTCAACCGCCAGGAGGATGCCCCCATGAATTTGTCAGGTGACGCTCGCGTCGTTGTGGTCGCGCTGCTCGCGTTCGCTGTCGTCGCGTACGTGCAGCGCAACGTGACCGGCCCGCTGCCCGTGATCGGTCCCTACCTGCCGCAGTAACACGCCGGCAGCGCACACCAACCCATCACCGGAGCTGACCATGTTCAACAATCGACTGCCCGAGTTCAACCAGGTGACGGCGGGGAAAACCTCGCTGCTCAAGATTCCCAAGTACGCGCTGACCCTGAAGGGGCTCAAGCTGCGCCTGGGCGGGACAACGTTTCTCAAGTCTCACATCACCGAGCTGCGCCTGAAGATCGGGAGCACCACGCGGAGCGCCATCAGCGGCGCCCAGCTCGACGCCATCAACAGCTACAAGGCGCTGGCGCAGGACCCGCTGCACCTCTACTGGATGCTGTCGGAGCGCGATGCAAAGGACATCATCGCGGAGGAATCGGGCGGCTGGGACATGCGCAAGATTCCCGACGATATCTACCTCGAAGCGGACATTTCGAGCAGCGCGAGCGCGCCGTCGCTCTACGCGCTCGCGTGGTTCACGCCACCGCAGGGACCGCTGACCGACGCCAAGGGCAATCAGGTAGGGCAGCTCATCCAGAAGTACGTCCGGGCATCGTTTCAGGCGCCGAGTACGGGCGTCACGCGCAACGCCTTCCCGTGGGACCCCAAGGGCGCCATCATCAAGCGGCTGTTTCTGCAGTACGCCGCGGGCTCGGACTGGACCCTGAGCACAAACGGCAACTTCACCAAGCTGGAGGTGAAGAAAAATGGCGGCGTGGTGTGGGAGCTGGAGTGCGCCGACGCGCGCTACGACCAGGTGACTTACAAACACGTTCCGCAATCGCGGCTGTACGTGGTCGATTTCATTCTCGACAACAACGCATCGGGCGCGCTGCGCACGTCCGACGCATCGGCGCTGGAGTTCAACGCCTTTGTGACCGCCGCGGAAACGTCAGTCACCATGATCGCGGACGTAATCGACGCACCGTACAACCTGTAACGACCGGGGGCGCGCGCCTGGTGCGGGCGCGCGCGGCCCGTGGGAGTGATCTATGGCGCTGCAAACCGTGATCGAGGATGACGGCTCAACGCTCACCTTCGACCCGATGACCGGCTACAGCTACGCGACACCGGCCACCGATGAGGGACAGAACATCAACGCGGCCGTGTCGGGCTGGAGCCCGCAAACGTTCAACCCCGCGGCGAGCACGTACGATGATGTGCTGAAGCTCGGCATCGCGCGCACGCTCGATGCCATCACGCGCCCGCTGGAGCTGCAGAACGGCCAGCCCGTGTACCAGCGGCCCGCGTTCGTGCGCTACAACACCGGCACTGCGCCATCCGGCGCCGGCGCCGGCGCGGGCGCCGCCGTCATGCTCGGCCTGGTGGCCGTGCTCGCGTGGTGGGCGCTGCGCGGCGCGTGAGCCCGTGCTCATCCGTCAACTGCGCTCGGATTCCGAGGGCGACCGCTATGTCACCATCGAAGTGCCCGACGAGGACGCGCCGCCACCGCGCGGCGAGGTTGCGGCCGGGGGCGAGCCCATCTATTTCAACGGCCGCGCGTACGAATTCGCGCAAGGCGGCCCGAGCGATTACGCTTGGAATCCCGCGCTCGCGCCGTTCACCGCCGGCCTGGTGCACGTGCCCGAGAGTTACGGCGACCCGTACATCGCGGGGCGCTGGCTCTGGCCCGCAGGCGCAACGGCGGGGAGCGCGCGCGTCGTCACGGCTCAAAACAGCGGCGGCTTTTTCGGGAACCTCGATTCTTTTCTCAGCAAGGGCGGAGGAATCGCGCTCATCGCTGCAGGCGCCGCGTCCGTGGCAGCTGGAGCTGCCGCCGCAACGACGGAAGGCGCCGCCGTTACTTCTGGAGGGGCGGGCGTGAGCGACTTTCTCGACCCGTGGGACCTGCTGCCCGACCCGAGCATCACATACGCGGCGCCCGATGTGATCGCGCCGCCGCCGCCCGCGCCAGGCGTTGAGGTTTTCCGCGACCCGTGGGACCTGCTGCCCGACCCGAGCATCACGTACACCCCGCCGGAAGTGGTCAACCTGCCGCTGCCGGCGCAGGGCACGCCGGGACGCTTCGACCTGTCCCAATCGTCATCGCTCGTGCGTACGATCGGCCAAGCTCTCGGGCTCGGCGCTCGTGACACCGCGCCGCGCACCACGCTTGGCACCGGCCCGAGCAATTTCTACCTGGGCAACGTGGGCGGGCGCCCGACCACGGCGGGCGCGCAGGGATTCCGCGGCTATTACGACCCGCGATTTTTTCAGACCGGCGGCGCCGCGGCGGCGCCGAGCGACCCGGGGCGGCTCATCTTGTACGCGCTGCTCGCCGTGGGCGCGCTCGTGCTGCTGAAAGGGTGACGCGATGGACGTTTATCCGTTCACGCTCGCGGCGCCGGCCGGGGCAAGCGATACCAAATTCATTGAGGCCGCGTTCACGTTTCTGCGGTACGACGAGGAAACGACCGGCGCGAGCGCCAACCGCGTAATTTTCCGCACCGACCGCGGGGACCGCCTGGTGCTCAAGCCCGGGCAATCCGTGGAGCTGGAGCGCGTGTGCTCGCGCGTCTCGCTGGAGAATCGTGACCTGCTCTCAACACTCACCGGGAGCGTGGTGCTCGGCGGGGGCGTGGGCGTGCGCGTCAACGACTCCAACATCACGGGCTCTGTGATCGTCACCAACCAGACGGCGAGCGCGTCCCTAACGCCGTTGGGCTTCAACGTGACCAACGCGTCACAAGTGCTGCTCGCGGCCAACAGCGCGCGAAAGGCGCTCACGATACAAAATCAATCGGACGTTTTCGGCCCGGCCGTGGATATCGTCGTGCGCTGCAACGGGACCGCGGCCGTCAACGACAACACCGGGGTACGCATTCCGCCCGGGGGCACGTGGGAGCCCGCCGTAGTGCCCACGGGCGAGCTGCGCGCCATCGCCAGCGCCGCGACCGCGGCCAACAACGTCCACGTGGAGCACGGCTAATGCTCAACGTGCTGCCGGCGCTAACGCGCAAATTCACCAGCGCCAACCAGACCATCACGGCGGGCGGGGCGCTCACGCTCGCGCACAGCCTGGGCGCGATGCCAACGCTGGTGCAATTGCGCTTGAAGTGCCTGACGGCGGAATTCGGCTACAGCATCGGGGATGAGGTCATTACGCACGCCGGCCGCGCCGACGGCGCCGAGCGCGGTATCAACGCGACCCCGGACGCAACTAACGTTGTGATCGGTTTCGGGACCAATGCGAATTCGATTTCGGTGCTCGACAAGACCACCCGAGCAGCGGCGCCCATCACCAACGCGAATTGGGCGCTCATCGTGAAGGCGTGGGCATGACGCGATTCTTTGTCAAGCCTGACGGTTCGTACATCGGTGGCTTTGACGGCCAGGGCGCGGCCGAGCTGGCGGCGCTGCTGCCGCCCGGCGCCATCGAGGTACCGAGCGCACCAAAGGACGCGCGCGCGACCTGGGACGGCGCGAAATTCATCGAGCCCGCGCCGCAGCCCGACAGGCGCGCGGCGCTGCTGGCATCGCTCGACGCGGCCATCAACGACGCGGCGACCCCGGCCAAGATCAAGGACGCTTTCACCGCGTTGAAGGCGCTCAACCAATGAGGCCCGAGCTGCTCGTGATTGCCTTTGCCGGCGCTGCGCTCGCGGCGCTCGCCGTCACCGCGTTTGCATCGGACGCGCCCGAGCTGCTCGGCGCCGATGCGGGCGGGGGCGGGGAGCTGCAGCCCGAGCTGCTCCCGGGGTTCAGCGGGGCATTCGACAGCGCGCCCGCGCCAGGGCTCGCGGAGCTGATCGACTACAGCGGCGGGGGCATCAACGCTAATAACGTGGTGATGGACTCGGACGCCAACGTGAGCGCGTTTCTCGCCATGTTGCGCACGTCAGAGGTGAGCACCGCAGGCCCGGACGGGTACGGCGTGCTGTTCGGCTTCCAACCGTTCAACGACTTCACGACGCATCCGGCGCTCGCCGGCTGGAACGGTGTGCCGTTGACGGATGAGCAGTGCCGCGGCGCGGGCTTCGGCCCGGGCTGCGTCTCGACCGCGGCCGGCGGCTACCAGATCAACAAACCCACGTGGGATCGCGTGCGCGCGCGCCTGGGGCTGCCTGACTTCTCGCCCGCGAGCCAGGACGCGGCGGCCGTGGAGCTGATACGGGAAAAAGGCGCGCTCGATGACGTGCGCGCGGGGCGCTTCGACCAGGCCGTCAACAAGGTGCGCCGCGTGTGGGCATCGCTGCCGGGCGCCGGCTACGCCGGCCAGGGGACGCGGACGCTCGCCTGGGCGCGCTCGCAGTACGAAAACGCCGGGGGTGCCTATGGGTAAAGAGGTGTTCACCGCCGTCATTGCGGCGGCTGTCGTGGGGCTGCTCGCCATCTGGTGGAAAAAATCGCAGCTCGCGCAGGCGCGCGCCGCCGCAGCGCCCGCCGCGGGGAGTTCGTCCGTCGCGCGCTCGTATCTCAACACGAGCGGGAGCCCGGATGTGGTGCGCGGGACCCCGAACGTCACGCCATCATATGAGGCGCAATGGCTGCAGAGCGGCCAGCTCGCCATTGATGAGCAGCGCTACAACGCGGAAAGCGACTTTTGGGCATGATCGCTGACCGCGCCCTGGTGCTGTACGTCGGGCTCGGCCTGGTGGCCGTGGCTGTCGTCGCGTACGCGCTCAAAAATTCCGAGGCGCTCGGGCGCGGCCTGGTCAACGCTGCGGACGGCCTGGTGTCGGGCACCGTCAAGGGCGTGGGCTCGCTCGTGGGCGTGCCGGATACCGATGAGCAAAAGTGCGCCGCCGCGATGGCAGCGGGGCGCACGTGGGACGCTTCGTTTTACTGCCCGGCCGGGACCTGGTTGAAATACATTGTCACACCGAGCAGCGCGCCGGCCGCGGCGCCGCGCGCGAGCAGCTCGGGCTGCTCGTGCTTCGCGCCCCCGTGTAATTGCGATGACGTGGCGCTCAACGATTGGATGACCTACGGCTACGCGCCATCACAGGCGGCGCCGTACTTCGCGCCATGAGAGCGTCAACCGTCATCGGGCTTGCGGGGCTCATGCTCACGCTGCAGGGCTTCACGTTCGGCTACGTGGTTTCGACCGAGCGGCGCCTGACGCGCCTAGAGGTAATCATTGAACAGCGCGCCGCCGGGCGCACTGAACCGAAATCCAACCCGGCACAACATCATCCACGAAAGGAGTTAGTCACATGAGCAATGCAAACCTTCCCGGGCTCCAGCTCGTGGAGCAGCTCGTACAGGGCGCCGCCACGGCTTTGACCGGCACCACCTCGGAAACCGTGCTGGCACGGCTCCCGCTGCCCGCGGGGCTGATCGGGGCGAACGGGGAAATCGAAGTGGAGTACGACGCCACCGAAACCAACAACGCCAACAACAAAACCATCAGCGTGCGCCTGGGCGGGCTCACGGGCACCGTGCTGCAGACGCACGTTGCCAACACGCTGGCGGGGCGCGCGGGGCAGGGCGTCATCCGAAACCGCAACGCGGCCAACTCGCAACAGTGGAACCTGAAGGCGCTCACGGCCGCGGCCGCCGCACTGTCGCGCGGGACCGCTGCCGTCAACCTGGGCGCGGACCAGGACCTGGTGATTACCGGGACGCTGGCAAACGCGGGCGATACGCTCACGCTCGAATCGGCGCGCGTTCGCTGCTGGAAGCAATAAGGCGCGAGCCTCACCACCATCCACCAACGACAGGAGAGAAACCCATGTTTCGCGTCAAATGCGTAGAAGGACCGGAGGGCATCGAGCACCACGGCGCCAGCCCCGAGCAGTGCGCGCGCGTCTCGCGCATCGAGTGCAACGGGAAGTACTGGATTTTCCACGAGCACGGCGACGAGCAGCCCGAGGCAGCGCCCGCTGCAGCTCCCGCCGTCCCCGTCGCGGACGTGGGCGCCATCGTGGCGGCGGCCGTTGCCGACGCGCTCGCCAAGGCGGGCGTCAAGCCCGCGTGAAGGCGCTCGACTACCTCATCGCGCGGCTGCGCGAGCCCACCACGGCGTCCGGAATTTCCGGGCTCGCCGTGCTCATCGGCGCGCCGCCGGGCACGTTTGAAGTGCTCACGCAATTCCTGGTTTCGCTCGGCTCGCTGCTCGCCATCGTGCTGCCCGAGCGGGGGCGCTCGTGAGGCGGGCGCTGGTCGTGCTCGTGCTGCAGCTCGGGCTCGGCGGCTGCGGGCTGCTCGGCATGGAGCGCATGAGCCCCGAGCAGATCGCGGCCGCGGCCAAGGTGAAGGACGCCAACGTTGTGTGCGTGATCGGCAACACCGCGTGGGGGCGGGTGCAGTCCACGTACGTAACGCTCGACAAGGGCGTCATGGTGAACGGCGCCATCGCCGTTGACGACTCGTGCAAGGTGCAGCTCACCACGAGCGCGCCGCCGCGTGAGCCCGCGCCGCCCGCGCCGCCCGCCAACGCGCAGGCCCCGCCGCGTTGAAGGGCGATGTTACCTACTGGGTGGCGCTGGTGGCGCTCCTGGTGGCCGTGCTGGCCCTGAGAAAGGGCCAGGCCATCGAGGCACGGCTATACGGCGGGGCGCCCATCAACACGGGCGAGCGCCAAACCTAGCTGCGATTCACACACGAGCTGGCGCCGGTACCACCAGGCCAGGCGGCGCGCGTTCTCCAGCTCTATGCTTGAGCGCTCAAGCTCGGCCGTGAGCCTTTTTACATCACGTTCCAATGAGCGCGCGAGCTGGGAGGAAAAAAACAGCGCGCCCAGCTCGTGCGGCGTGAAGCCCCGGCGCCACATCGGCAAGTAGAGCAGCTCATCATCCCCCCACCGCGCGCCGTACTCTTCCCATGCCGATGGCATGGCGTGGTCCGGTCGCATGGTTTCTCCCCCGAAGCGGCGCGCGATACTAGGGGCG